CATCCAATAAGCTGGCACACATTGATGAGGCGTGTCTTGCGGACGGAACAACCGTTTTACTTGATATGCAGCAGGCGAATGCTGTGAATGCGTATGGTGTAGCTACATTTCTCAACATGGACGGATACCGCGTGTGGGGTAACTACTCCGCGGCGTACCCAGAGGCGAAAGTGCTGGATGAAAAATATTGGTCAGTCAATCGTTTCTTCACATGGAAAGGCAACACGTTTGTTCTCGATTGTGTCAATCGGATTGATACGATTAATAACATCCGTGCAATTGAAGCGCTGGTCGATGAAGAGAATCTGAAATGCAACAGCTATGTTTCTGCCGGTGTGTGTGCTGGAGCAAGTGTGGAGTTCAGAAGAGAGGACCACTCAACTGATGATATCATGTGCGGAAATATTAAGTTACATATTTCTCTTGCGCCATACTTGCCGATGGAAGCAATCACGGCGTTGATGGATTTTGATTTATCGGCATTAAAAGGCCAGTTTGAAGGAGGTACAGAGTGATGGGAAAATCAAGTTCAGAAGGATTGATACCAGAAGTTATTAACAATTTTAATGTTTATAATGGCGAGGCGAATAAGATTCTTGGTATATCAGAAGAGGTGCAGCTCCCGGAGTTTAACGCTATTACAAGCGAGATTAAAGGCGCAGGAATTTTAGGTGCCTATTCAGCAGCTATCCTTGGGCACTATGAGGACACGGATATTGAAATTCCGTTTAAAGCTATCTCACAGGATATGATGCAGTTTGCACCAGGTAGATATCATACGGTTACTTTTCGCGCAAATATGCAGTCCACGGTGCAGAAGACACGCGAAAAAGCAAACAGAGGAATTAAGATTGTTGTAGGTGGTGTGGTGAAAGGATTTAAGCCAGGCTCGCTTAAAATTGGCGATCAGATGAGTTCAAGCATTACACTCAATGTGACATATTTTAAATATGAGCAGGACGGTTTTGTTATATTTGAACTTGACAAAATTAATCCAAAACTAGTAGTGAATGGTGAGGATTTATTGTCAGATATGCTGAATAATTGTTAGGAGGTACAGAGCGATGGAAGATACAAACAAGAAAGTGGAAGATTCGCAGGAGACGACAATCGTTGGTCCTGTAAATGATGAGAATGTGTTGGTGCTTACAAAGCCGCTTAAGTTCGAGGGTAAAAACTATAAGGAACTTGATTTTACTCCGTTTTTAGCAGCAACATATGAGCATGTAGATACAGCGAGAAGGCAGGCTATTTCTCTCGGAGTTGGCAACGACTACTTCATGGAAAGGTCTTACACGTTCGCTGCCTGCCTTGCGGCAGAGGTATTGGAACTTCCGGTTGAACTTTTCTTAAAGTTATCAATTGGAGACGCAATGCCGTTTAGAAATATGGTATATCGTTTTTTATAAAATTGCAGGTCGACTTAAAAACAATGAGTGATTTACGAAAGTCGATGCTAATACTCTCAATGAGAACAGGGACATCTTTTGGATATTTACAAGAGATGTCTCTGCTTTCTTTACACGAACTTATGAAAGACTATGTGGAGGTGATGACAGATGGCAGGAGGAAATAGAAAAGAGTACAAAATGTACATTAAAATTGCAGGTGAAATTGATAAGTCGCTGCCTGAATCGGCGCGATTGTCAAAAGCAGAATTGCGTGCGATTGCAAGAGAGGCATCTGCTGCATCTGCCGCTACTTCCACAAGTTTTCGCAAAGGACTTCAGGAATCGAAGTCTGTCTTTGATGAAACAAAGCCGATGTTTGATAAGTTTAGTAATGCGGCTAAAAAGGCAACTAAAGTAACAGTTGCAGCGGTTACTGCGGCATCTGTTGCACTCGGTACTTTTTCGGTAAAAACAGGCATGGCATACGAAAGTCAGATGTCTACTGTGCGTGCGTTGTCGCAAGCAAGTGATGCCGATATGCTACAGCTTGATAAAACAGCCCAGCACTTAGGAGCTACAACTGCATGGACGGCGAAAGAATCCGGGCAAGCGATGGAGTATATGGCAATGGCCGGATGGAATGCGAAACAGATGGTGGATGCTGTTCCGGCAACGATGGATTTGGCTTCGGCATCCGGAGAGGATTTGGCTGAAGTATCTGATATTGTCACAGATTCTATGACAGCATTTAATATGAAAGCAAAAGAAGCCAGTCATTTTACGGACGTATTGGCTGCGGCTGCAACCAGTTCAAACACAAATGTTGGTAAGTTAGGTGAATCTTTTAAATACGCTGCACCTTTGGCTGGATCTCTGGGATATTCTATTGAGGACACATCGTTGGCTTTGGGGCTAATGGCTAACTCTGGTATCAAAGCCAGTCAGGCCGGAACATCGATGCGCTCATGGTTGACAAGAATGGCAAAGCCAACGGATGAATCAGCTGCGGCCATGAAAAAGTTGGGATTGAGTCTAAAAGATTCCCATGGGAAAATGAAGCCGTTGCGAACAGTGATTAAAGAGACAAGAAGCGCTTTTTCAGGTCTGTCGAAATCACAAAAAGCACAGTATGCAGCAATGCTTGCTGGCAAGACAGGTATGAGTGGATTACTTGCTGTAGTACAGTCCGCAGATGGTGATTTTTCGAAATTGTCCGATGCGATTGATAATTGTAACGGTGCTGCCAAAAAGATGGCAGATACAAAATTGGATAATTTAGGGGGTGATGTTACACTCTTTAAATCTGCTATGGATGGAGCAGGGCTGGAAATTTATGATGAAATCAAGGAGCCATTGCGCGATGTAGTCCAAGAGGGAACAAAGTGGGTGACCAATTTTGCAAAGGAATTTAAAGAGAACTTTCCGACAATTAAGAGATATGTGAGCGATGCGGGTGAAGCTATCGCTCAATTTGCCACCCCTTTACTCCAAGTAGGAGGTTGGTTAGTATCTCATCCAGACGCTATTGTTGGGACAATCACGGGAATTGGAACGGCATTAATCACTTATAAGGTGGCTAGTGGTGTAACAAACTTGGCAACAAGTTTGAGCTCTCTTTCATCAAGTGGACTTGGTATATTGGGAATCACAGGAGCAATAGGTGTTGTTACGGGAATTGCTGGGGCAATCAACGAGGCAAATAGTATCGCAAAAGATGCAAGCCTCGATGAGCATTTTGGCAATATTGTCCTAAGCATGGACGATATTAAAACGGTATCAAAAGAAATTGTCGGTGCCAAGAAATTGGAGCGTGTAAGCGAACTGCTAAGTTCTATGTCAAAGACAAAAGGATTTGCAGACGAATTAAAAGAGGCTAATAGTGCAATTAAAAAAATGCATTGGAAGACATCTATTGGCTTGGAGTTTTCGGATTCAGATAAAGCAGATTATGAAACAAATGTAAAACAATATGTTGATTCTGCGCAAAAATTGATTGAACAGAATGGATATGAGGTTAATATTGCTACCTCGTTGTTGTTTGATGATTCTCCAGAAAAAACGCAGCTTTTGAAAAATGATAATTATTTTTATAAAGAGCTAGATGGCGAAGTAAGCAAATTGTCAGACAAGATTAATTCCAAGTTGCAGAAAGGTATTAAAAAGGGTTTTTCGCCTGATTTACAAAATGAAATAGATGGTCTCTTAAATCAGATGTCGGAAATCACGAACGCTTTTACAAAGGCAGATACAGAATCTAGTTGGAAGATTCTCGAAACTGAATGGAGCGGAAAAGCACTAACGGCGGATTCTTTTAAAAATTTAAAGAGTGAAATACAAAATAATATTAAAGAATTAGAAGATGGTGCAAAAGACGCTAGAGATACGGGTATTACCAATGCTGGAAGAAAAAAAGAACTTGGGTATATCGACCAGAAAGAATATGAGGCAGAAGTAAAGAAATACAAAGATGCTTATGATAAAACTACCTCGGAGGCAAAGAATAGGGGGATTAAATTTCTCCTAAACTCAACCTTGGATACATATGGTCAAGATTTTCTTGATGGAAAGTTATCTGATGCGGATAAAGGCGCAATGGGGGATATGCTTTCAGATATAAGAGAAATGAAACCAAACTACGAAACAGAATCTGCTATCCTAGATATGGAGGTGGCTTTAAATCGAAATGCGCTAACGGATTTTGGTGACTGGTATGCAGAGGTGAATGGCCATGAGAATAAGGCTATATATAAACAGGCTCAGCAGGGAGCAGATACTTATGTAAAAGGATATTTTGGAGAAAAACAGGGTAATAACAAAAAAAATGATTCTAAAAAGGATATAGATTTTAATTTTTACCCGCAGTTTGACCTTAATAAAGTAAGCCAAAGTACAAATGAGGTAACGTCTAAAATCAAAGGTGATTTTAAAACACAGCTACAAGAAGGGGTTAGTGCTGATATACCGATTAAAGCTACTGGTCATCTTTCGCAGCCAATAGAATTTTTGTACAAAGATGGAGGCGGTACCAGCCAAAGCAAAGGTAAGGTCAAGAAGCATGCTAAAGGTGGTATTTTTTCATCGCCGCATATTGGTATGATTGCCGAGGCTGGATATAGTGAATCAATCATACCCCTGGACGGTTCGAAAAATGCTTATAATTTGCTGGGTCAGACAGCTCAACTCATGGGTGTCGAACCGGGGCTTTCGGCTCTTGCCAATCAAGTTATTGTCCTCAATTCAGGAACAACTGGAAATCCAGCGGTACAAGAAAAGCAGTCGACGCAGCAGCCGGTACAAATTAATTTTGCACCTGTAATAAACCTGTCAGGTGATACAGACAAGAAAGAAATTCAGAACGTACTTAGTGACGAGTACGAGAAGTTTAAGCGCTTTATGAAACGCTACAACAAGGACGGCGGCAGAGTAGAATTTTAATTTTAGGAGGCAGTAAATGTTTTACGAAACGGAAATTGGTGATACATGGGATATGATTGCTGAAAAAGTATATGGTGATGCTAAGAAAGCGGATTTCCTCATTGAAAACAACCCGCTTTTAGTAGCAGTAGCAATTTTCCCACAGGGGATGTATGTATATGTTCCTGAATTGCCTGATGAGGACGATGGTGACGAGATGCCAGACTGGAGGTTATGATGGAAAATTCAAGAAAAGCAATTGTGTCAATTGGTTGTAGTTCGCAAAAAATAAAAAAATCAATCAAAGATTGTTTAGAGGGATTTTCATACGACGATGTGGCAAGTGGCTCATCGGACAGCATTTCGCTTACCCTCAATAACAGTGATTTACGATTCATTCGAGACCAAATGCCGAAGAAGGGCGATAAGCTAACACCAATAATTTCTTTATACAACTGGACTTCAAATGGAATTACAAAACGTATCCATGCCGGGCGTATGATTCTTGACGATTTGTCATTTGACGGAGCGCCTCACACATGTACGATTGGTGCTGTTAGCATGCCGGCGAAAGGTGAATTTAAGGATGGTAAACCTACTCATACATATAAAAGTGCATCGATTGAGGAGATTGCACGAAAAATAGCGAAACGTGCAGGCATTGCCCTGCATTATTCCGCACCGCATATTGTAGTAAAGAATGTTGAGCAGAGCAAGACGTCTGACTCTGAATTTTTGCTATCATTATGCAATGAGTATGGGCTAGGAATTAAGATATACAATGGGAAAATCGTTATATTTAACGAAGAGACGTATGAAAATAAGAGACCAGTTGCCAATATCACTTTACTAAAGGGAAATGTGGCATCTTATAGTTGGAATACGACGTTGCAGAAAACATACACAGGAGCAAAGGTGTCTTACACGGATGCCAAAACGAATAAAAAGCATCAGATTAAGATTGGCAAAGCAGGGAGGATGCTTAATGTCGATGTGACAGCGTATTCAAAAAGAGACGCACAATTAAAAGCAAAAGCTCTTTTGGCCGCAGAGAACAAAAAAAGAGTGACGATGACAGTTGATATAATGCCGAATCCAAAGATTATTGCGACAGCTACTGTGCAGTTAAAAAAAGCTGGGAAACTCTCAGGAAAATATTATGTGGATAAAGTAACTCACAAAGTTAGCAAAAGTGGAGGGTATGCGATGTCATTAGAATTACACAAGGTTTATAAAAGAACATGTCGTTAGGAGGCTATCATGATTAAAATAGGATTTGTGTCCGCGATAAGCTCAGATGGATTAGTGTCTGTATCGTATCCGGACGAAGATGATGCAACAACGGATTTCATGCCATTTCTCGAAGGAAATCCGTTGGAGGTAGATGATTTGGTAGCGGTGGCTTATACGTCATCGGCGCAAAGCGTGTGCCTTGGGAAAATTATAGGCGGGTGATATTATGGCTAAAAAAAAGAAGAAAACGGTTAAAGTTTCAAGGAAAAAGGGCAAGGTCAAAGTCATAAAAGGAAAAAATGTGCTTTGGAAAAAAGCCTCTTTCACCTCCTCAAAGAAAAAGGTGAGTCAGCCCGGAAAAGTAATATCATCCTTTGGAGGGATTCGGTTTTTTGTAACAAAAAACACGGCATTAATCCTTGATAATTTAAAGCAAGAGGTGTCCGGACGATGGTCCGAACATGAGATTATCGGGAAAAAACCAAAATCAGAGTTTACAGGAGCGGATTTACGCTCCTTTTCTTTTGAAATTATGGTTGATATTAACTTGGGTTATAAGCCGCACAGCATTCTAAAAAAAATACATCGGTTAGTTGAAAAAGGTAAAGTTGATACGTTGATGATTGGGACGCACAAAATCGGAAGCAAATGGAAAATGACCAATGCGTCCGATTCGTTTGATGTTGTATATGCCGGCGGTGAGTTAGCAAAGGCATCCATATCCGTCACGTTAAAAGAATACTAGAAAGCAGGTGGTAACATTGCAATTTGGAACAGCTAAAATGACATTCGAAGATGATGTGGGTGAGCAGGAACGGTATGAGCAATCTATCGGGATGCTGTTATCATCTGTCGAGGGAAGTTTTCCGTGCAATCGAAAATTTGGCATTCGACCAGACATTATTGATCAACCGGTACCGATTGCAAAAATGGAATACGTGCAAGACGTCTCTGA